TTGTCAGATGGATCGAATATGTTCAAGCCATCTTGAGGGGTTAGGTGACCTATAGGGTTGGTCTTGACCCATACGAACCCAGTAGTTACAAATTGTAGGTTAGGCTTCTGTATGGCGGCTATGCACTCAGGCAGTTTAGCTAGAGTTACCCAGCAATACATGAGAGCATTGGGCTTCATGATGGCTGGGAAATCTAGTGCAGCTATTTGTGTCATTGTCATGGTTGGGTAGTGTCCCATGGCCCCTCCACCGAATTTGGTGGTTTGATTGGAGCGTTTGTTGAACTGCCAAGGGGGGTCAACATATAGGATATCGTAGAGCCTATTGTTGGGCATCGTCAGTTAAGTCGTTGATAACTAGCTGGGTATACCCAATTATGTCTGTCCAGCTATCAATATATGTAGGATCTCCATTAGCTATTCTTGCTAATTTGTGCATGACCATCTCGATAGCCTCGTTCATAGTGTCAGTGAATAACTCTGGATGACCATATTTAACTACGTGGTTATCGAATGTTGATTTAAGTCGCTGGGATAGACTAGCGTGGTTAGGGAATTCACCGTAGTTAGTCCCTCTTTCGGCTAGGACTTCGTCTATTGAATTAGATGGAGTTTCTGGTGGGTTGTCAGCAGGCTCCGCTTCAGATTCTGAGTCTGGAGATCTATCGTACTCAAGAATCTCAATTATGTGATTGAGGATGTCGGCATGAATGTCTTTTGGTAGGTTGGTGAATTGCTCTTTTGTAGGAGTAGGTATTTTTACTTCATACGTCTCTTCGAGGTTTTTGATTGCGTGTTTGAATTTCTTATATTTCATGTGTTTCCTTTATTATTCGCTGCCATTGCACATATCAGATGTATCTGCAAGGCCTTCGATATACTGTTGTTTCGCTACATCTTCCGGTGTGGACAACATAGCTAGTAGACGGTCTATGATTGGTTGCTTCTTTTCTATAGGGGCATTAGATGTCTTGTAGAAGTCGATTTTCTGCCGGATTTCATGTTCGGTTAGGGCCACTATGTGAGACCTCCGAAGATTGATTGAAAGTAAGCTACCATATCTTTGTTGATATCTGGATGTTGCTTCTGTCTGTAACGGCTAGCTATGTGGCTATAGGTGCAGTTTCCAGAGCTAGTGTTGGTTACTGTTTTGTAGAATGATGGAAGAGTTAGTTTCCACGACTTAGTACGAAGAGTGCTGTTAGCTGCTCTGATTCGCGGTTTGTTTTGTTGGGTTCGTTTACTCATTTATTTTCCTTTCGTGGTGTAATCAACCTTCGCATGCTGAACAAGTCGGGGTTGGCACATCTAATTTGGATTTCTCGTTTAGTGTACGGACATAGTACAAGGATTTGATATGATCGTCTAAGAAGGCTTTCATGTGTAGTCGGGATATCTCCTCTTCAGGAGTTTCCTCTTTGAAGTATAGGTTAAGTGACTGGCCTTGTCCACCTCTCGTTGCGTCTATTGCTTTCTGACGGTGTGATGCCATTAGTAGAATGGTTTCCTGGTTAAGCTCGAAAGCTGTACGAAATACTTCTTTCTCGTCGTCAGTCAACCATTCTTCTGCAAAAATGGAGCCTTGGTTCTCTGCTATACGCCGCATAATTTGCTTGTTGTATACACCCCGCTCTTTCATTAGTGAAAGGATAGTTGGGTTAATACGATAAACTATACCACCTGCTGTTTGTGCTTCATACACATTGGCATATACGGGTTCAATGCCCTGTGATATACCGCCTAGTATTTCTGCTGTAGACATAGTTGGTGGAAGAGCTATACGATGTGAGAAACGTTCTCCGTATGGCTTCATATACTCTGGGCAGCCCCGGTAGTTGGCTAGTAGTTTTGAAGTAGCTAGTGTTTGTGTGTCCATCTGTTTGAATAGCTGTTGGTTAAATAGAATTGATTGTAGGGAGCCAAATGCCCACATTTGCTGTTGATAGTATGTGGATAGTCCTAAAACACCTAGTCCGATTGCACGGGTATTTTCAGTGAACTTGACTACTTTCTCAAAACCGTCTTCAGATTTGGCCTTTTCTAGCATATCGTCTATTACAGTATCTAAGAATACAGTTGCAATGTGGATAAGGTTCGTGTCTTTCCATTCGTCGTATTTAGCTATGTTGATGGACGATAGCACACAAGTAAACGAATGTTCTTCGTCATCGAATAGGGCTATTTCTGCACATAAGTTGGAATGTTTTACTAAATAGTTCCTGTCTATGTACATTTGAGGGCGTACTGCGTTTACCTTGTCTAGAAAGTGTAGGTAACCCTTGCCCTTCACAAGTTTCGTTTTTAGCATTTTAGTCCATCTACGATCAGCTTCAACTGAGTCTTTTAGGAATAAGTCTTTATAGGTGTTTGTTAAATTCCATCCTACATTCCAGCCTTGGTCCTCAGCTAGCAGTTGGTCGGCTAGTTCGTCAAAGTCGTGGTGTAGGATGTCAAGGTAAAGACCACAGCTACCCCTACGTGCAGAGCCCTGTGATATATCCTTCATGTCGTCAACTATTCCGCTTGCAGGTTGCATTATGCCGTTTGCTGTACCGCCTTTAGAGATGAGTGCACCTCTATGGCGTATTGCGTCTAGACCTACTGATGTTCCGTAGCCTCGCTGGGTTAGTTGAGCTATTTCGGTACGAGCTAAGTAGAAGCCTCGAATAGTGTCTGGTATGTGCGTACCTGAGCAAGATACAGGGTGGCCTCTGTTTGTACCCATATTTGTTAATACAGGGGTTGATGGTGACAGCCAGCCTTTCCATAAGGAGGAAAAGAAGGCCTCGTACCAGCTCGTATACGGAGATGGTATTGGCACTGATGTACCTATTAGGCAAGTAGCACGATTAGCTATACGAGTGTACATGTCTAACGGAGTTTCCCCATTCATTAGATAGTTACGTTCAACTAACATCTGATAGCCAGCTGTAGTTAGCCAGTCTGGTGCCTTACCTATGGATTGTAATTGCTTACGTTCGAATGAGTATTGTTCATACTTAGTCATTAAACTGCTCCTCTATGTATGGTAGCGCACTTAGTTTGGTTATGCTCCAGTTACGCTTGTATTGGTGTGTACCAGATACAAAAAAGTCATGTATGGATATTGCATTAATGCCCTTAAAGAACCACTCTATTATTAGTGAGGGTTTACAATCAGGTGCATATTCTTGTAGGTTCATTTCTGTACATACAAAGTTAACACGCTCACGAATGAAACGCTTGAGGTCTGTTCTATCTATACCGTTGATTTTCATTGTGTCATTTAGGAATAGGTAGTCAACTACTGCGTCTTCCCTGACTAGTACCTCTCGTATTATTTCTTCTACTGAAGATAAAGTTATACGGAGGTTAGTTTCTTTCGTGTACTCATTGAATAGGTAAGAAGCTAGTACTCCGTGGATTGATTCATCCTGCACTACGAAGTTCACCCCTGTTATTGTATTGGGTATGAGGCTATTTCCGTTTGCGCGGAAGGACTTGAGCATAGCGAAGTTACTAAATAGAACTACCTGTTCAATTAGAGACACTGTGAACAGTACTAATGAACGTTCAGTTGGTGTTACCGCGTGTTCAGCTGTTTGCATAATGTGCTTCAACATGCTTAGTTTGCTATTTAGTTCAGTTACTACCTCTTGGTTATGTGCTATTGTTTCTGGGTCTATGTTTAGTTCGTCTGACATCTTCTGGTAGAAGAAGGCATGAACTGACTTTTCCATAGCCTCTACTTGTGTACAAGCTCCCTCTATTTCGGAGTGTGGGAACCAAGAGGCGATTATGCCCCAAATGTTCCCAACTACTTGTTCAGTCTCCACGAATAGTTGGAGAGTTGTAGAAACTAGCGCGAATTGCTCAGACGACATGTTGTGCCTATAATCGTGTATGTCACCTTCAATGTCTATTTCCTGTGCAAACCACGCCTTATTCTGCTGTTCTTCCATTAACTCTTTAGCTATTGGGTACAGGTACTTACCAAATAGGGGATTCGAAGTCTCCATCTGGCATGCCATGGTTATGCTCCCACTAGGGCTGATTTGAATGCTTGTGCAGCTTTAAATTTAGGTACTGTTTTCGCAGGAGTTGAGTATGGTTTGCCTGTTGAAGGGACAATGCCTGATTTAGCTGCTTGTAGTTGAGGGTAGAATTTACCTAATCCGGAGATGGTCACTTCCTTGCCCGAGGCTACTTGTTCAAGTATAGTTGAGATTACTAGTTCCATGGCTCTAGAAGCTGCTGCTGTTGATTCGAAGTCGTTTAGTTCGGCAAGTCTCTCTACTACTTGTGCTTTTGTGAATGTTTCCATTTGTTTCCTTTGTGTTTATTGACTATCTAGGTAATGGCTTTGTTTCCGTGGCATGCCAACCTGGCGATATTGATGCGATCTCCATCTCCCGAGGACTTGAACCTCTTTCTCTTTAACCTAGATAGTGTGTGGTTTGCCTAAATGCGCTTTAACGTCCCACAGGCAGGACGGGGTAGTTACTTGCCGAAACGTTTCTTCTTGGCGAATGAAGGTTTCTTCACTGCTGTAGTTGTTCCACCTGGTGCTGTGCCCTTAGGTCTCTTGGCTTTAACCCACTCTTCAACTATTGCTGGAGTTAGGTCATTCTTGTAGATGTAGCCTTTGGAGTCTGAAGATTCGAAGTATGCAACGTCTTTTGTGTACTGCTCACCTGGAGATTCTACTTCATTAACTATTTCTGCTGCAGTTGCATGGTCAGATGCTCTGAAGAAGTTACGAATGATTTTCTTCTCTTGAATACTACTATTGTAAACTGAGTATTCTACAGTTAGTTGGATAGTTACTGGGAACTCTGTTAGGTTAGGGATGATTGCAACGTCCTTATCTGCTCCGCCCTTACCTATTGGTAGAGTTGCTTCTTCTGGGTCCTCTGCTTCATCTAGGTCCTGGATAACTAGGAGTTTGTTGAAAGTTGCCATACCTATCTTGTTATCCTCTCCGTTGTTGTTAAAGATACGAAGGTTGCCGTAGAGTGGTTGTTGTTGGCCATCGTGGTCGATGAAGAAGTCTACTGATAGAGAGTCCTCGTTTCCTGCGCTGGCTATTGCTGCTAATACTTCTACGTCGTAGAAGCCTGGTTTGGTTAGGTATTTTGAATTACCTGCTTGATCCTTGACGCTCTCGCTGTCACGTCTTGTTTTTACTAGACTCATGTATTATTTCCTTTATTTATTTTAGTATGTGTTAACCCTCGTTGAAGGGTGTT